CTTCACTTACGAAAGTTTTGACGTTGGTGAGTACATTATCTTAGGTCCGGAAGCTGCGGATATCAGGTTTCAGAAGGAATGGTAGGTCTTGTCTAAACAAATAATAGACTTTTCTAATTTTTATGATTGTATATCTCCTCATTTTTGGGAAGCTATAGAAAATAAAAATAAAATACGAATCTTGAAAGGTGGAGCTGGTTCAGGAAAATCATATACTATTTTTTCACAGATGATCTATGATATGGTTGTAAATGCCTGCAATCATTTGGTGGTGCGTCAAACTGCTGCGAGTAACCGGACTTCGACCTTCGCTTTAACAAAACAGATAATAAATAAGTTTGGATTGAGTGATTTCTTTAAAGAAAATAAGAGTGAAATGTCTTTTTTATGTAAAATAAACGGTTCGATGGTTTACTTCAGAGGATTAGAGGGAGATGTCGATCGCTTAAAAAGTCTCAGTTTCCCTGGTGCTTCTGGTATTCTTGAAAGAGTAATTTTTGAAGAAAGTTCAGAGGGAAATATTGAAAGTGTTATACAATTGCTTTTAAGAATGAGGGGGGAATCGAAAAATTATTTTCAAATGACACTGCTTCTAAATCCGGTAAGTGCCATGAACTACATAAAAAAATATTTCTACGATTCAAATGAATATAAAGCATATAAACATAGCAGCACTTACAAAGACAATATATTCATTGATGACACCTATGGTGAAACTCTTGAGTCACTAAAAAAAGAAAATTATAATATGTACAGGATTTATGCGCTTGGGGAGTGGGGTATATCAGAAGGTAAAATTTTTAATAATTATGAGGCTATGAGCTTCCCTTTTGATCGAGAAAACCTTGACACCTCGGAGATCCTTGCTGCTTGCGATTGGGGTTTCAATCATCCCACCTGCTTAACATTAAATTATATTAAAGATAATAATTTATATACCTTTGATGAGCTTGTAGCCTATGAACATACCAATACAGAATTTATAAAACTTGTAGAAGAATTTAATTTTATTCCAAAAAATCAAAGAGTGGTTTATGATAACGAAGATCCGGCAAGGGGAAAAGAATTTGTAAATCATGGTTATTCCTTTGTCCCTGCTAAAAAAGGAAAAGGTTCAGTTTTAAGAACTATTGATTATATTAAAAGTTTTGATAGATGGTATGTTGATAGTGACAGATGTCCCCGACTTATGCAGGAATTAGAACAGTATGCTTGGCGCAAAGATAAAGATGGAAACCCGTTGGATGAACCAGTTGCTATTATGGATGACGCAATTGCTTCAGTGAGATATAGTATTGAGCATTTAGCTTTTATGAAAGGCAAGCCAGGCGTTCTCAGCGGAACCCTAACCGACCAGAAAAAAGGACTGATAGAGATTAAGAAAGCAGAGAGAAGACAGCGTAAGGACGTAATGGTGGCTCAGCGCAAGCGAAAACGGGAAGAAATTGAAAAAATTCGAGAAAAGTAAAAATTTTTATTGACAGGGTGTTATATATTCAGTAGGTTTGGATAAAATAAAGCAAAGGAGATTGTAATGACTAAAACCGAAGCAAAACTTTTGAGAGTGGATAAGAAAATAGAAGTGATGAGTGCAGAGCTTGTAAAGCTTAAAGCTGAGAAAAAAGATCTTGTAATAGCTGTAAAGGCTGAGAAGAAAGTTAAGAAGTAAAGTAAGCGAGAGAGTGGTGGAAGGGTAGACACAAGGAAAAAGCGACAAATCAGGTGAATCCTCAGTTGTGTACAGGTTCGACTCCTGTCTCTCTCGAATCGCTTTTAAAGGATATTTGCCTTACTCTTACAGAACTAACACTGAGAGGCTGAAAGAAGAGTGACGTAGTGGAAAGACACGAAGGGGAACAGTAACCGGAATTGGTGCGGTACCATCAGTTGAATATTTACTGAGGCTGAAAAGATATTCTGACAGTCGGGAAGAGACCGACAAAATTTCAAGATTGACGAGGTGATACACACTCGGATTTCAGATTATCATAACGAAACAAAATCTAGGAGAGGAATAAAATATAATCGACCTCCTGTTATATTTAATAATTCGCAACACTTCTTCCGGTAAGTGTCTCCGAAACCGGAAACGGGGCAGTAACGCAACGGGAGCGTGTCTGGTTTGCAACCAGTCGGTTGTGGGTTCAAATCCCACCTGTTCCAAATTACAGCGATAGTATACACTGTAATCTCATAATTAGGTTGTATTTGAATTTAACAAATTAATTTACTCGGTGGCAGCAAGACAGAAGCAAAGGCTTTGAACCCTGACTGGTGACAATCCCAGTGCCACCACATTTTAAGACAAGAGAGGAAAAATGTACGATAAAAAGATAAATCCATTAAGTCAGGCTCTGAGGTTGCTCCGGATTTACAGCGATATAAGTCAGGGTGAAATGGCTATGAGTTTAAAGTTTAAGAATAACGTACTTTCTGAACTTGAAAACGGCAGAAGAGAAGTTACGCTTAAAACTTTGGAAAAATACGCAGATGTGTTTAAGATTGAAGTTAAGGATATAACGTTCTTTGCGCAGCAGATTGAAGAAAACGGCAACATTAAAAAAGAGATCTTTGATAAAATAATTCAGTCCGTTAAAGAGGGTGTATGATAGTTGAACTTATAAGCGTTACACCGGACGCAGAAAAGCTAATAGAAGAAGCAGGGCGTGTTTGTTATCAGTCAAAAATTGGAGACAAGACAATTATTCAGAGATGGATTAAGTCAGGACACAAATCTTTACTTGAACATGCCTCTGCTACTTTTAGAGTTTCCGAAGTAAGTAGAGCCTTGACTCACCAACTCGTAAGGCATAGAACTTTTTCTTTTAGCCAAAAAAGTCAGAGATATGTCAGAGAAGACGGCTTTGGTTTTGTCATACCCGATAGCATAAAACACCACCCCAACGAACTTGCGCTAAGTGCTTATCTTGCACTCATGGAAGCCGTACAAAACACTTACAAGGCTTTTATTGAGGACGGCATACCTAAAGAGGATGCGAGATCAATACTTCCAAACGCCTGTCATACTGAGATTGTTTTTACTTCGGATTTTAGAAATCTCAGACATTTTTTTGAACTCAGACTTGATAAAACATCGCAGTGGGAAATAAGACGGATGGCTAATAAAATGCTTGAGATTGTAAAAGAAATAGCTCCAAATGTTTTTTATGATATGGAGGTTGCTGAATGAGCAATAGAACGTCAAAAATAGGTCAGTACGTTATTGAATGGGATAGCATTTATTTTATAGCGTATTCAGGTGGTACGAGAGAGTTAAGCGCAAAAGATATGAAAGAGTATAATAAAACCTTACTACTTCCCGAACAGCTTCAGCGCAAGGAAAAGATTAAGCTCGGACCTGAAAAGAATCCTAACCTTGTGCCGATAAAAGGCATTGATCTTGTAGGCATTATCAAAGAAGCTAATTACATGCCATTCTTTGATCAATTCTTCCACTTTTCCAAAACTCTCCAGGTAAATAACAGAATTGTGTATGAGAGCATGAAACAAAAATCTTACGAAATTGCTATGGGGCTGTAGGGTTGAAAATAAACATTTCAAAAATTCTGCAGCAGATATATAACTCTGAAATTCCGGTGCGTATTGAATTTATGTATGATATGGGTTTTTGTTGGAGTCTGGTTGACGAAACTATTTTTCCCCGTGTGTTCTATGATTTTAAGCTTGAAGGAATAACGATTGAAAACAGTTTAAGTGCTGACAGAATACCGGTGTTTGAAAAAGACTGGATAGCGAGAGGCGTTTCACAGACTTTCGAAGGTGCGGTTAAAGACTTATGTGAGGCTATTGTCAGGAACTTACCCGATAGCAATTTTGCAGAGTGGTGGAGAGGTATAAATTGAAGAGACATAATCGGGTAGATTTTGAAGAACATGAAGCCGGTATTGAGAGCAGAGAAAAGAATAGAGTTATCTTACAAGAGTTTGACGAGATATACAAACACAATTGTGAAAGAGCTGGTAAAAAGCTAACGCCTGCTCAGAACACAACTCTTTTTATAGACGGCACAATAACGAGACTTCTTATCCCTCCCCGAACTCATTACGCCGATTGTCTGAGGCGAGTCGGTCAGAATATGTATGTAAGTATTAAAATTAAAAAATAAAGAGGTTTGTAATGGCAGAAAAAAAGATAAAAGGCGAAATACTTGAAGCTAAAATATATCCGTGTTGTGAAAACTGTGAGTTTTTGGCAGTTGATACAATCGGATTCTTGAGAAAGAAATTTGTTTTCGGTTGTTCAGCTCAAGGGTTTCAGGCAAGTGCAAAAGTTTATGGTTCCGAAAATTGTATTGGAAATTATGTGAACCAGTTAGGGCTTCCAATACTTGAAACAGGAGAGGGGAAATAATTATGGATGAAATTAAAGATTTTTCATGGGCTTTACATGCATTAAAAGAAGATTATAAAGTTTGTCGTAATGGATGGAATGGGAAGGGTATGTATTTATTCTTAGAAATTCCTATACCGCTAAATGATAGACCACACG